GCCGCAGCAATCCGGTCAGCCGGCATGTCGAATGCGACGACCGAGCGGCAGATGAAGGTACGCTCATCACCGTTCCAACTGGCGTGCAGTTTCCACTGGCCGTGCTCGCCGGGGACCAACGCCATGATGTGGTCGTCCTCCGGGCCCTCGTAGTGCCACCCGGTTTTCTCTATGAACGCACGGACTGTTTCGGCAATCGTCGTCATGCTCATTCTCCTTTCGCCTGAGAAACCCGAGATTGACCGGCTCGGCAGCGGCCGTCGCTCACGTCGCTCTCACTGAACCGTTCCCCTCAACCATGTGTATGCTAACCGACCCCCATGACAGGTATGGTCGCACCCCAAAACGTCAATAGTGAGCAAGCCTGCTAACTCGCCGGGACTGCACTTACGTTCGCATCCGTGCCAGAAGCCTAGAACTCGGGTTTACCGAGCAACAGCTGGCCAGACATCCCCTCGATCAACGCGGTTTCCTCCTCAGTTAGCTCCAGCCCAGTTGCTTTGGTCACTTCCCCGAGCAGTTGGATTGACAGTTCCCAGGCCCAAGTCACTAGGTGCGTGCCGCGGATACCGACATCACCTGACGTTAGCGCCAGGGGTGATGAATGGACGGCCGCGCTAAGTTGCTTCTGCAGCCAGTCGTATTGCCTGGTCCGAGTATCGCCAGGGCGGCTCGGTCCCGGGCGCCATGACCTCGTAGACGTACACGCTCCCGCCGGCCGTCTCGCGAATCCGGTCGCCGCGATGCGGCAGCGTCTCGGCATCCGCCAGGACCAAGTGCTCGGTCGGGATCAGGAAGTCCCGCGACTCGACCCGCTCGATGATCCCGTGGGCGTCGGCGACCTCGAAGACCGTCCGACCGATCGCCGCTGAGACGTCCACGGACAGCGCGTCGCGGACGTACTCGACCGTCCGTGACATGTGCGCGATCCGCTGCTCATCCAGCCACGCCGAACCTTGCTGGAGCACATCCGTCATCGCTCACCCGCTACGCCGCGTTGGTCGGGATGTACCGCAGGATCACGGAGAACGCCGGCAGGTCCGCCGTGGTTCCCTGCGTCACCGAGAGCGTCACGTGCTCGGCGGCCGCGAGGACCTTGTGCGTCGCGTCCGGTGTGCCGAGATCCTCGTAGTCGCTGCTGGGCGGCTGGGTGCCCGTGTCGTACGTCTTGGAAACGATCTCGTTGCTCCCGTCGTCGGCCAGGGCCACGACGGCCGTGTTGGAGTCGTCCACATCCGCCGGGGCGCCCTCGGTCAGGATGCCGACCGACACGAGCGTCACCGCACGGGGATGGACGAACACTGGCCGGGCACTGATGTCGGCCCCGGCGGCGAGGTCCTCGACGCGGATGATCGCCAGCTGCTCGGCGTGGGCGTCGTTGAGCGTCAGCGTGCCGTCGGCAGCCAGCGTCGCATCGCCGGATACGGCCACGTCCTCGAAGCTGTCGCCGTCGGCGACGAGGATCCGCCCGGCCGTGTAGAGCACCGCTCCCACATCGGAGAGGTCCCCGAGGCCCAGCGTTTCGGCCGCGGCAGCGGACGGGACGAGCAGGACGCGCACCGTCGAGCCCGTCTCGGCGGCCGCAACCAGCACGAAACCCAGGAACGTGTTGCCCGAGGCCGTCGCCGTCGCGGCGCCGCTGCCTGCCGTTCCGCCGTAGGGATCGCCATCGGCGTCCCAGTAGACCTTGCCCCCGACGGTGGCGAAGGCCTCCTGGGCCTTGACCACGTCGAAGATGCCCGTAACGGCCAATGCCCCGAGGGCGCTGGCCGCGATGGGCTGCTTGGCGATGCCGATCAGGCCGCTGAGGACCACGATGTCCCCGGTCGCCACGGCACTGCCGGGCGTGTAATCGATTGCCGCTCCGCCTTGAATGAACGTTGCCTGTGCCATCAGTCAATTCTCCTATTGCCGGTTGCCGGCGCTATGCCTCGCCCTTACTCTTCACGCCGCCCTTGGGGTCCTGGAGAGCCACGCCGAAGTCGTGGTATCCGCGCATCTGCACGCCGAGCACATTGAAATCCGCCTCGGCCGTCTCGATGGTCGGGCTCTCCTGGCCGTTGAGGAACGCCACCTCAATCACCGGCAGGTCCTGCGGGTCGGCCAGCAGGTACCAGGCCGCGGCGCTGTTGCCGGTGTAGCTGCTGTTGGACAGGTACCGGCTGACCTCGGCCCGGAACTTGTTCTGGTGCGGGTTGGCGATGGGGTACTTCGTCGACGCCGTCGTGTCGCGGATCTCCAGCGACTTGTAGAGCATCGTGCCGACGGCGCTGAGGGCCGTGGGCACGAGGATCACCGCCGGCTGAATGCCGATGGGCTTGCCGTCCGAGTCCACCTGATCAGCGAAGGCGACCTCGGCCGCCGTCAGCCCGTCGATGCTCAGGGCCGTCGCGGCGCCCTCGATGTAGTTGCTGTTGGCCGTCTTGAAGAACGCGCTGTTGTCCAGGAAGACCGTCCAGAACACGTCGTTGATCTTCAGTCCGCTGCCTCGACCGAGCTTCCGCGGCACGGTCGTGATTGCGCCGAGGTCGTCGTTGATGATGTCACGCCGGTCGACCGAGAGCAGCAGGCCGTACGTGTCGGCCTTGTTGGTGTAGCTCTCCTCGCCGAGCGTGCCGTGCTTGAGTTCCCCGCCGGGGGCGACGATCTCGTACTGGTCCTTGCCGATCAGCCGGTAGCTCGTGACGGTCTTGAAGTCCGAGACGTTCCGGACGGCGCAGATGTTCCGCCACGTCCGCTCGACGCTGAAGAAGCCCTCCAGGAGGAACTTGTTGGCGACGTTGGAGAGGATCCCGCCGATGTCGATAGTCGAGAAGGCGGCCTGGATGTCGGGGCGGAAGGCGTAGCGCAGAACCGAGCGGCTGTCGCGGAAGTTCCGCCCCGTGTAGCCGTTGGCCCACGCCGCCTCCAGCAGCAGCTCCTGCAGCCCGATGCCGCCGCGGTAGCGCTTCGAAGCCGCCTCGAGGGTCTTCTCGTCGTGGAGCTTCTCCACGTCAGTCAGCCCGGCGGTCAGCATGCACGCGGCCTCGAGGACCGCGCCGGTCATGGAGTTGTCCGGCACGTGCGCAGCCGGCGCCTTAGGCCGGTCGGCGCGCAGCACTTCCAACTCCGTGCGCGTCACGTCCCAGCCTTCCTTGATGGCCTTCGCGGCAATCTCGGCGTGCTGGTCGGCGCAGACCTTCCGAACGGCCGCGATCCGCTCCTGCTCCGCCGCGGCGTCGGCGCGCATCTGCGCAGCCACGTCGGGCACGTCCTCGACCGGCGGTGCGGCCGAGCCGGCCTCCGTGCCGGCCGGCGCCTGCGACTCGACCTTAGGAGTCTCCTTGCCGGTTCCGCCCTGGGCGTCCTTCTGCTTGTCGTTGTTACTCTCGTCCATGATGTCCTTCTCCCGATTGGCCGTGGCGGCCACACTGGCCGACGTGCTGTCGTCGGCCCCAAGGTCCACGAAACTGATCTCGCCCAACGTCGCCTTACGGACAACGTTCACGGGGCCGGTGAAGTCCCGGCCGTTGACGAGGACGGTCTGGTTGTTCTTGACGAACTCGAATTGCTCCACCGCCGCCCCGATGCTCGCCTGCCAAGGGAAGCCGTTGCGGGCCGAGGCCACGATCTCCTTGGCGGCCTGCGTGTCGCGCGAGACCACCCCCGCGGCAATGAGCTTGCCATCCGTCACGCGGATGCTGTCGGTGTGGCCCACGCCGGCGGTCATGTCGTGCCCGAAACGGATGGGCCGGCTCTGCGAGGGAATCGCCAGGCCCGCCAGGTCCACGATCACGGGATATCGCCAGGCGGCGATCCGCATCGGCCCGCCCGTATAGGCGACCATGCTGAAACGCGGCAGCGCGGGCTTGTCTTCGCCGCCCTCGGCTGCGAGGATCTCCATCTGGGCCGTGAGCTGAAGCTGCTCAGGCGGCTTCGGATCTGTCTTGCTCTGCTTCATCGTCGTCTTCCTCTTCTGATGTATGCCGCGAGGCGGGCAACGTGTCCGCCTGGGACAGCCCCAATTCCTTCATGAGGACCATTTCCTTGGCCCGCTGGCGGAGTTCGGTTTCCCAATCCTTGCCTTGGCGGGCGTATTCGGCGGCCAGCGTGGTGGTATTACTGGACAGGCGGGTCGCCTGGGCGTTGGCCTCCTTGGCCGGGTCGACGTGCTCGTGACCTTCCCAGAACCACTGGTGAGTGGCGTCCTCAACGTCCCCCAAGCCCAAGACCCTCACGGCCTCGGCCAACCATGCGGCGAGAATGCGGTCGAGAACGACCGCCTCGATATGCGACTGCTCGACGCGGATGTTCTTGAAGTACGTCTGGTGATCCAGTCGCCCCGAGGCGTAGTTGTAGCCCGAAGAGTTGCAGGCGGCGATGTTGTACGGCATGTTCAGGCAGCGGGCGATCTCGTTGAGGATCTCCCGCTTGAACATGTCGTAGGTCGTCGCCGGCTGCTCGGCCTTGACCTGCGAGGGCTCCCAGCCCTCGGGCGTGAAGACGGCCATGTTCGGCGAGAAATCCATCTCCGTCATGGGCTCGACTTCCGCCGCCTCCCCGCCTGCCGGGGCGTTGGTCTTCATCAGCACCGCGATGTTCGCGGCGCTTTCAGCCGCCGCAATCACCGCGAGCGTGTACCTCCGCAGTTGTGCGAACAGGGGCAACGCCGGCAGGATGTCGGGCAGACCCCGGCGCTGGCCGGGCCGGTCCGCCCGGAACCAGTGGATCGCACCTTCGGCCGGCACGCGTTCGTAGTCGAGTGCGATAGCGGCGCCGCTGCCGGGATGGGACTTCAAGACGTGGTACTCGATGGGGTTGCCGAAGGCGTCGAATACGATGCCGTCCACGGCATTGGCGTCCTGCTGGACCTTCACCGACGGGGTGGCGACCTGGTCGGCCTCGATGAGTTTCAGATCCAGCTTGACGGGCGAGTCCAGCTTCTCGTTGGAGAACAGGACCGCAAAGGCCTCACCGTCCTGCGCCCGCGCCATCCGCATGGTGCGAAGCTTGCCGGGCAGGTCCACGGCCTTCGCCCACCCGGCGAACTCGGCCTCGACTTGCCGGTTGATCTCCGCATCGTCGGTGAGCATCTGCAACTGCGGGCCGGTCCCGACCACATCATTCGCCAGCGTCAGCACGATCCCGCGAGCGTAGGAGTTGTTCGCGATCTCATAGCGGGCGCGGTTGCGAAGCGTGCGACGGATTCCCGGGTTGGCTGCCGCGTCGGCCGACAGGCCGTCGGCATTGGCCCAGTGGCGGCGATTGTCGGCGTTGGTCTGGGCCGAATCGAACTTGGCGCGGACGATCAGCGTTCGGGTGCTTCCCCCCGTTCGCTTCGAGCGCTTTGAGAAAGGCCACAAGCCCATGCCTACACCGTTCCAGGCGGGACGATCTTGACTCGCGTGAAGCTCTTGGCCGGGTTCTTTGAGACCGCGTCCTTGCCGGCCAGGTACTTGTCCGCCTCGATCTGATCCTTCAGCGAGTGCTGCTCCATCTCGGCGCTATCGCCCTTGGCCCGCTTCGGGCCCGAGGCGTTGTCCTTGATCGTGTCCTTCAGGTCGTCCGCCATGACTCGCTCCACGCGCAGACAGCAGCTCTGCCTGTCACCCGTTACCTATGCCGCCTGTTGTGGAGATGTCCGGGGAAGTCCGGGGAAGTCCGGGAGATGGGGGAAGTGGGCTACCTGGCGCTCCAGGCTATCGTCTGCCTACTGGTGACGACTGATCTGATTGCGAAGGATTCGAACAAGGCTCGGCATAGATGGGGCATAGATACCCCCTCCATCGAGCCAGTAGAATGCTTGCTGGTCTCTGGGATCCTGATAGAATCGTCCAGAAGGCCTCTGAGAAATCCCAGCTAACACGTAGTTCGGTGCAGGAGGCAGTGATAGCCAAATGAGCAAACAGCCCAAGACACGGAAAGCCGCACTCGCAGCCGCATTCTGCAAACAAGCTACCTATTATGTGTACGGTCCGGACACATCCCATCGGCCCCCACGCTACTTCTACCAGCGGGTTGACTTCCTCGGGAGGACGAAATGCCGGATGCGCATCAGATGGCCCGGGGGTAGCATCGGCTACGTCGAAGAGCATAACATCAGGACCGGTGATGCCATACGCGCTGACAGCATCAACATTCGGCTGCCGGGATCGAGAGAGAAGGCTTGGGTGATTGCCAGTTCCGTGTGTGTACGCAAAGAAGGGGACGGGGCATACACAGTGGAGGCATTTATGCTCAGGGACGCTGACACGAAAACACTGGCCAGTTTCTCGGGGCCTGGCAGTCTCTCGAGGGCCAAGCAACTGCAACTGCAGATTCGGGGCTGAGATGACGATGGACACCGAACAACCACCTGAACGCTACAAGTGAAATGCCCACCAGAGATGACTACCCCCGAACTGTCGCTGAGGTCCTCGACGACCAGATGCGATTTCGCCAGGCCACCATCCAAGCCGTCCTCCACTTCAAAGAGAAACGCCCTTGGAGCGGCCTGCCCATCGAGCGAATGGTGACTTATAGGCAGTGACCCCGAACCAGAATATCAGTTCTCCGTCGCCCGCAGTTGCGGCACTCTCGTCGGCGGATCAGCCTACCGTCCGTCGCCCGACGGACGTACACGACGTAGAAATGCCTGCATCCGCAATGCCGGCATTCCAAGGGGCGTGTGTTCTCGCCAGACGACCAACTCTTGCGCTCGGTTGTTGCCCCGTCCATGCTCACCTCCTCCGCAGGTCCGCCTGCGTGTACCGTTTCCGCTGCCGTTCGGGCATGGTCTCGCCCGGTGATTTCACGCCGCACATGCTCGCCGCCGCGGCACAGCCGACGAGGCAGTCGAACCAGTGATTGTCCGGCCGCGTCGGTCGGACCGACCATTCGTGCACCACGCGCCCCAGGGCACTGGTTTCGACCCACGTCTCCGAGTGGGCGACGTGCTCGGCGAAGAGGTCATGCTCCCGGCCGTCGGTGCCGAAGATCGAGATGCAGCCCCGGTCGCCAGCCGCGGTGGCCAGCCCGCTGTGCACGAACGTCTTCCAGTAGTTCACGTCCACCAGCACGTGCGGGAACTCCGCCGTCTTGCGGACGTTGGGGATGTACCAGAAGTGGCCGTGCACCTCGCCGGGATGGCGGGTGTACGTCGAGAGCGGCTTGCGGCTGGCGCGGATGCCGATGCCCTTGGCCAGTATCATCGCCGCGCCGCCGGCTCTGCGCTTCACGTCGGCGACGATCCCTGGCTTGTAGCCCATGTCCACCAGCACACGATCGATCTTCATTAGCCCGTCGCCGCGCGTCCAGTCGCGGGCCAGGTAGGTCGAGACGAGCTTCTCCAGGCCGGCGTGGATCGCCCCATCCACGCCCCGGCCGGGGAAAGCCCGACGAAGCGTGCGTGAGGCGTTGGCCAGCGTGAAGCTGTATCGCTTCTGCTGCGGGAACGTGCCGTAGTCGATGACATACCCGGTGAAGTTCTCTTCCCACGCGCAGACGCAGTAGAACAGCAGCTTGTCGTGCACGTCGATGAACATCGTCAGCTTCGTGGCCGCCAGGGGTACGGCCCCGCGCTCGTATGCGTTGACCTTGCCGCACACCATCTCGACGGTCAGCACGTCGTCGTTGGTCTGCTCGAGAACCGGTTCGTTCTGGTACTCGCTGGCGAAGGCCTCGGGGCCGACTTTGAGCTTCAAGTTCATGGCGTGCTGGAGGGCGGAGATCTCCGTCCGGCTGTCGTAGCGATCCTGCCAAGCAACGATCGCGCCGGCATCCATCGCCTCGCGCCGACGATGGTAGAATTCCGTGGCGGCGGCCGGACCCTCCACCGCTCGGAGGCGGGTGTACTCGTCCCAGAGCTTCTCGTTGGACGGGAATGCGTAGACCAGCTTGGTGCATTCGCTGTCCCACTCGGGGTTCTTCTCGCGGTCCAGGATCTGGTCGGCCATGTCGCCGTCATAGATCTTCGTGCAGGTCAGCACGGCCGAGATGGTCTCACCCGGGCCAGCCATGCCCAGCACATCGCCGTTGAGCAGTTCCATGCGGCGCTTGGTCTGCGTGGGCGATGCGGCGGACTGGCGGGTCTGCGGGTCGTCCAGGAGCACCAGCGATGGGCGGATGATGGAGCCGTCCACGCGGGTATGCTGCTGGCCGCGCATATTCGCATCCAAGCTGGTCGTCGTGATAATCGAGCCCGACGATGGGCTGGCCTCGTATCCGTCCTGCCGCAGCGACAGCGGGAGGTGCACGCCCTCAAGCGTCGGGAAGATGAGCTTCTCCTGCCCCCAGTGAACGTGGGTAAGCTGGCCCTGGATGTGCTGCTGGAGCTGGCGTTTGGAACTGTTCTCCAGCGCATGCAGCGGGTAGACCGCCTCCGGGAAATCCGCCAGGAACAGCGGGTTCTCCAGGATGTGCTTCTTGATGGGGATCAGCAGTTCCTTCGCCCGGTCGTCGGCCGCGCCGATCAGGCAGACGAACGGCCGGTAGCCGTAGAGGACCGCCCACAGCGACGAGCAGCGAGCCAGCGTCGTCTTGCCCGATCCGCGGGGCATGGCGAAGGCGAACAGGCCGCCGTCGCGCACGGCCTTTTCGATCCGGCCGATCACGCGGAGGTGGTCATCCGACCAGGCCCGGTAGAACGCCGAAGCAAAGTACGTTTCGCAGAACAGACGGAACGACTCTGCGCAGGCCTGCCGCCGCGGGTAGTCTTCGATCTCCGGAACGGGGTAGACGTCCTGGCTGGCCTTGGTCACGGCACGGTTGCGCTCGGCCTGGCGACGACGGGCCTCGGCGTAGTCCATTTTCGCCGGCTGGGGCTTGTCCATCTCGCCCACCAGCCACCGGACGTACCGCACCAGGTGAATGTGCGTGCCGTCCCCGAAGCGCAGCGCGCCAGCGTCCATCTGGCGGCGCAGGCGCGACCGCGTCAGCACTACGCCCAGCGGCGTGGCGTTGACGAGCTGGAGCAGCTCCGACTGCGTCAATCTGACCGGGTCAATCGCCATCGGTCCCCGCAATCTCCCGGTTCAGCCATGCCGCGTAGTGGACCAGGTTGATCCGCCCGACCGCGTCTGTCGGCGCCCCGGCCGCCACGTGGTCGCGGACCTTCTCCGGCGGGATCTGCAGCATCTTTGCGAGCTGCTCGACCGTCAGGGCCGTGGGGTCCACCGCCTGCGGTGCGGGGGCACCGTGGTTTCTCGAAGAATCTTCGCTAGAGGCCATAAGTCGCGCACCTGCCAAAGCCTACGGCATAGGTAAATCTCAGGACCCTCGCATCAATTGCCTTGGCATTCCCGCCAAACCATGGCCCTGTGTGTACATGAACATGGCAAACGGAAAGGACGGAACGATGAGCGCGACCCCGAAAAACACCACGACGCACGAATGGCTGACATCCCGGATGCGGAACGGACGCCGCCGGATCGAAACGCTCGGCTGGAAGCGGCTGGCGGGAATCCATTACGCCGCCCGCCCCGGCAGCAAGGTCCGCAAGGCCATCAACGCCGAGGCCCGCCGCTGCGGGTACACGCCGAGCACCATCCTGGCCCTGAACGCCGAGTAGGAGGAACCGACCATGGCGAGCAAGACGATCCAACGCGACCTGAAGCGCCTCGACGAGGCCATCGCCCGCAGCCGACGCATGGCCGCCTTTCACGACGGCGAGGATGACTATCTCGCGGAGGCCTACGAGCGGGACGCCGATGACCTCCAGGCGGTTCGCGACGCCGTCGCCGCCGACAAGATGGCCGAGGCCGGTCGCATCGCCTACGACCTCGACACCTACGTCCGCGACGAGATCCCCCCACGGCTGTTCAACGCAATCATGAAGGCCAACGGCACCAACGACTGAAAGGAGCCCACGATGACGAAACGACGCAAACGCCCCGAGACGTATGAACACGAGATGGCCGACGGCCGGAAGGTTCGCGTGACCGTTCCGGACGCGACGGATGAGGATGTCCTGTTCGACGCGATCCGGGACACCTTCAGCCCGCAGGCCACGGCGGTCATCGCGGCGTACCTCGATGCCGTAACCACGAACAACGCGGACGTCGACCGGCAGGTCCAGTGGTTCGCCGACCGGCTGATCGAACGGGTCGGCGGCCGTGCCGCGTACAACCGCCTCTGCGACGAGGCCGGTCTCTAGAACCCCGTCCCCATGGGACACAGCGAGAAGGAGAGCGTCATGAAGAGCAGCGAAGTCAAGGCTGGCGAAATCTACCACGCCAAAGTGTCGGGCAACCTGACGGCGGTCCGCATCGTCCGCGAGGCGGACAACGGGAAGGGATGGCACGCGGTCAACATCAAGACGAAACGCCCCATCCGCATCAAGAGCGCCCAGCGCCTGCGGCGGCCGCTGACGGCGACCGAGGCCGGCATCGAGAAGGCCGCGCCGAAGTCGCCGGTCCGCAAGCCGAGGGGCCACCGCAAGGCGGACGTCGCCAAGACGGTCGAGGCCGTCAAAAAGGGTGACCTGACCCAGGGCGTGACGGTCCCAACCGGCAAGAAGAAGGCCGGCAAGAAGGCAGCCGCAAAGGCCGACAGCGAGAAGCGCCCCAGCGGACTGGACGCCGCGGCGAAGGTGCTGGCCGAGGCCAAGGAACCCCTGAACACCAAGGAGATGGTCGCCCGCATGCTGGCCAAGGGACTCTGGCGCACCAGCGGCAAGACGCCGGCGGCGACCATCTACGCCGCGATCATTCGCGAGATCAACGCCAAGGGCGATGACGCCCGCTTCCGCAAGGTGGCGCGAGGCAAGTTCGATCTGTCCAAGTAGCCGACGCCTCACGCCTCCCCCTCCTCCACCCCGGTCCCGACA